GGGAAAGTATGGGTTCCACAGACTAGGTGGGCTGAAGAATTAGTAGATGAGATTGCAGAATTTCCATCAGGTGAGCACGATGACTTGGTGGATGCAACGACACTGGCGCTCATGCGCTTTCGTCAAGGGGGGTTCTTGCGCTTACCAAGCGATGAGCCTGAAGACATTCGGTATTTCAAAGGCCACCGCGCCGAGCGGTACTACACAGTATAAGGATTGAATATGAAATTTGGATTGATGGGTGTTAGTTCTGATGGAACTATGTTTACACCGAACGGCAAAAAATTATTTAAGCTGCCCGCTACTTTGGCGTTTGCAGTCCAATCCATCCAGCACTGGGTGGCTAAAAAAACTTGGAGATAAACATGGCAACGAGTTCAATGGACAAAAGTTTGTATCAAGCCCCTCAAGGCATTTCAGATTTGATGGAGCCTGATCTGGAGATCGAGATTGAAAACCCCGAGTCAGTTAGCTTAGAAATGGGTGACATCGAGATTGACTTAAAACCTCGCAAAGAAACAGCGGAAGACTTTGATGCTAACTTAGCTGAGTACATGGACGAGGGCGACTTAGATGCGCTTGGATCAGAATTGGTAGAAGACTTTGGCAAAGACATAATGGATCGCAAAGATTGGATTAAAACTTATGTTGATGGTTTGAAGTTGTTAGGTTTGAATTACGAAGATCGAACAGAACCTTGGCAGGGCGCGTGTGGTGTGTTCCACCCCATGTTGACAGAGTCCGTTGTTCGGTTTCAGTCTGAAGCAATGATGGAGACATTCCCAGCAATGGGGCCAGTCAAGACCCAGATTGTTGGCGCGATTGACTTACTTAAAGAAGAAGCTGCCGCCCGCGTGCGCGAGGACATGAACTATCAGTTGACCGAGGTGATGGTTGAGTACCGCCCAGAGCACGAGAAGATGTTGTGGTCACTACCACTTGCGGGTTCAGCATTTAAGAAGGTGTACTACGACCCAGCCAAAGGTCGTCAAGTTGCGGTGTTCATCCCTGCTGAAGACATCGTCGTTCCTTATGGCGCGAGTAATCTTGAGTCCGCCGAGCGGGTCACGCATGTGATGCGTAAGACTGAAAACGAGATCTTAAAACTACAAGAAGCTGGGTTCTACATTGATGTGGAATTAGGTGAGCCATCACACGAGTTGGATGATATTGAGAAGCAGAAAGCTGAAGAGCAGGGCATGTCAGCTATCAATGATGATCGTTTCCGTATCTTGGAGATGCACGTTGACTTGGACTTGGCCGGGTTTGAACACGAGGACAAGAAGGGTAAGAAGACTGGGATTGCGTTGCCGTACGTGGTGACTATTGAGAAGGGCACAAATAAAGTTTTAGCCGTAAGGAGAAATTGGTATGAAGACGACGAACTCCACACCAAGCGCCAGCATTTTGTCCACTACCAATACATCCCCGGTTTTGGCTTCTATGGCTATGGTCTTATCCACCTTATCGGCGGCTACGCGAAATCGGCGACGATGCTCATCCGTCAACTCGTGGATGCGGGAACACTCTCGAACTTACCCGGGGGTCTCAAATCTCGTGGTCTCCGCATCAAGGGTGATGACACGCCAATCCAGCCCGGAGAATTTAGAGACGTAGATGTGCCTTCCGGAAGTATCCGTGACAACATCTTACCCTTACCGTACAAAGAACCAAGTCAGGTTTTGTTTGCTCTGTTCCAGAACATAGTTCAAGAAGGCCGTGCGTTTGCATCCAGCGGTGACATGAACGTGTCGGATATGAGTACTAATGCCCCAGTGGGTACAACATTGGCTCTGTTGGAGCGCACACTCAAAGTGATGACAGCGGTGCAAGCTCGACTGCACTACACCATGAAGCAGGAGTTCAAACTCCTCAAGATCATCATCGCTGACTATACGCCCGAGGAGTACGACTATGAGCCAGAAGATGCAGGCCGNAAAGCCAAGAAATCAGATTACGACAGCACNGAAGTTATNCCTGTTAGNGATCCAAATGCAGCAACAATGGCACAGAAAATCGTGCAGTACCAAGCAGTTCTTCAGTTGGCTCAGTCTGCACCACAACTCTATAACTTACCTCTGTTGCATCGTCAGATGATTGAGGTGTTGGGTATCAAGAATGCTAACAAGCTTGTGCCCGTAGAAGACGACCAAGTGCCAACCGACCCAGTGCAGGAAAACCAAAATATCCTCATCATGAAGCCGGTCAAAGCGTTTATTGAGCAGAACCACGAAGCTCATATCCAAGCGCACATGGCGGCTATTCAGAATCCGAAGATTCAACAGTTGATGCAGATGAATCCGCAAGCTCAAGCAATCATGGCAGCAGCTATGGCGCACATTAACGAGCACATCGCATTTGAATACCGCAAGCAGATTGAGATGGCAATGGGTATGCCACTGCCAACAGAAGAGCAAAACAAACAAGTGTCTCCAGAGTTGGCGGATCGTATTGCAATGATGACGGCACAAGCGTCTCAGCAGTTGACCCAAAAAGCACAACAGCAAGCGCAACAACAACAAAACCAGCAGCAAATGCAAGACCCGATTGTTCAGATGCAGATGCAAGAGTTGCAGATCAAACAAGGCGAGTTGCAGTTGAAACAACAGAAGCAACAAATCGACGCTGCGGCAAAAGCAGATCAGATTCGTATCGAAGAAGCACGTATCGCGGCTCAAAAAGAGATCGCTGCTATGCAGGTTGGTGCACAGACAGCCGCAAAGAAAGATCAGTTAAACAGACAAATGGAATCTGAAGGAGTTCGTATGGGCATTGATGCGGCTAAGCACAAAGCGCAGATGGCTATGCAACAAGCGCAACGGGCGGCGCAACGAAATCAGCCCAGCAACAAAAAGGGGCAGTAAATGGATTCACAAGCGCTTGCATACCTACTCAAAGAAATTGACAAGTTACGCGAGGATCAAGCCATTTTTTTAAATGGCGGTGGCGCAAAGGATTTCGCCGAGTATCGGCACGTCTGCGGAGTTATTCGGGGTCTAACTCATGCAGATCAAATTGTCAGAGACCTTGCGAAAAAAATGGAGTATTCCGATGACTGAATTTGATGTCGCTGCGGTAGATTTGTCTGGCATTCTTAATACGAGTGCAGAAGAAAAAGCTAAGCAGTTGCCCGACCCAAAAACTTTTCACCTTCTGTGCGTTGTACCAGAGGCGATGGAAGAGTTTGCCGACAGCGAAATTGGTATTGTCAAATCAAACCAATCTATGCACTATGAAGAAGTACTGACCCCAGTACTGTTTGTGGTCAAGCTTGGCCCCGATGCCTATACAGATACCGCCCGGTTCCCTAGTGGGCCGTCGTGCAAGGAAGGTGACTTTGTCATTGTCCGACCCAATTCAGGCACCCGTCTGAAGATTCATGGCCGCGAATTCCGCATCATTAATGATGATTCGGTTGAGGCTGTTGTGGAAGATCCGCGCGGAATTACCCGTGCTGCATAAGGAGTAATACATGGCAACGCAAAAGTTTGAAGACTCTTATGAGTTTCCCGATGAAAAAACAGAGAAAGCTTCTGCTGAAGAGAAGTTTGAGATAGAAATTGAAGACGATACCCCCGCGCAAGATCGTGGCCGCAAGCCCATGAAAGAGCCGGTGGAAGATCCAACCGAAGACGAACTATCCACATATGACGAGAAGGTTCAAGCGCGTATCAAGAAGTTCACCCGTGGCTACCACGACGAACGCCGCGCCAAAGAAGAAGCCCTACGCGAACGCGAAGCGGCTGAAAACTTTGCCAAACAAGTCTATGAAGAAAACAAAAAACTTCAACAACAGCTTTCTAATGGAAGCAAAGTATACATTGAGCAGTCTCAATCTACCGCCCAATTAGAGCTTGATTCCGCAAAGAAACGCTATAAAGAAGCCTACGAGTCTGGCGATGTAGACGCTATCACCGAAGCCCAAACAGAAATTGCTAAAGCTACTCTTAGGATAGACAAAGCTTCTGGATTAAGGCCCATTGAAGTTGAAGAACGTGAGTTCCAAGCCGTACAGCCAGAACAACCTAAGTTAACCCCCCGCACTAAAAAGTGGGTAGATGCCAACACTGATTGGTGGGGAGTTGATGAAGAAATGACTATGACTGCGATGGGTATTGACAGGAAGTTACAAAAAGAGTATGGTGCGGACTATGTAGGTACTGAAGAGTACTTCAAAACCATCGACAAAACGATGCGCAAAAGATTTCCTGAACACTTTGAAAGTGACCAGAGCTACGAGGAAGACGATCCGCCTCCTAAGAAAAGGGCGTCAGAACCGGAAGAGGAGTATGAAGATACCCCACGCCGTGCAACAAGAAATACTTCGCCTGTGGCACCAGCCTCACGAAGTACTCCACCTAATCGTATTCGTTTAAAAGCATCAGAAGCCGCCACTGCGCGTCGCCTTGGGGTGCCCATCGAAGAATACGCAAAACAGGTTGCTCTACTTAGAAAAGGAATATGAAAATGGAAAATACTGAAGTCACTAAAGCTGGAAAACCGCAAATTCGCTTAGATCGTGCGTTGGATACTCGTCAGGTTATGCAACGACCAACATCATGGCAAGCGCCAGAGGCTTTACCTTCACCCGACGACAGACCCGGTTGGTCACATCGTTGGATTAGAACCAGCACGCTGGGGACAAATGATCCATCAAACATTTCGTCTAAGTTCCGTGAGGGATATGAACCCTGCAAAGCAGAAGACTATCCAGAACTCATGATGCACGCTTCCGTTGACGGACGCTTTAAAGGCAATATCGAAATTGGTGGGTTAGTACTTTGCCGTATCCCAGCCGAGTTTATGCAACAACGTGACGCTCACTTTGCCAAGATAAACAAAGCACAAATGGATTCGGTAGACAACACCTACATGAAAGACAATGACCCACGGATGTCAAAATTCGCGGAAAGATCGTCCAAAGTAACATTTGGCACAGGTACATAAATTTTTTT